CGGGGGTAGCAGTACGGTCAAGAGGGATTACGACACGCAGGCGTGGCTTATTGGGGCAGTGCTTGCGCGTGGAGTAGACTGCATAGCTGCAGCCGATGGCATCCACACGGCTGATGATCTCATCAGTGCCCCAGCCGGGGATATTATCAAAGTCAAGCGTCACAAGGTCACGCCCGGTCACGGCATTGGCCTTGCGTCTCCCGCCGTTGAGGGAGCCGCCCACGAATCCGCCGACATCCTTTAATGCGTCCTGCTGAGGTTTCGGCAGGTGCATATATGCGTCGAGCGTTTCCGTCGAACGGACGGGATTCCGCAGACGGTCATACAGCTCTGCCACGGTCATCAACTGAGGTTTCCAGTTGAGGTCGTTTCGAGATGCGCCGGTGGTAATGGTAATTTGTCTATCGAATTGCATGACCGTTTTCCTCGCTTTATCGTTATAATGGAGTCTCGCTGTTGGGCTGCTCACGGGTGAACAGCTCAGACGCAACGGACGTCAGGTATCCGGCAATTTCGGAAAGCTCAGTGCCTTTGGTTTCCCATCGCATAAGGGTGTACACGGACTGCCCTGGTTTTTCCGGGTCGATGCTGCGAGCGATGCACACAAGGTTTTTAGGATCCTGTTTTGCAATGGCTGTCAGCCATGCCGTGATGCCCTTTGTGTACTCATTGCCGTTCGGGTCGAGGACGATAACGGGATAAACCTCGGCATCTTCTTTTTTTTGTTCGTTCGGTGTAGCCATTCCTCAGATCTCCTCCTCACTTGTAGATGTCGCCGCTCTGCTTATGTCGCAGGGTGATTCGGCCCACAACCTCAAACCCAGCCAGGCCGCAAATGTACTTGACCGTGTGGATAAGCGCGGCGATAGCATCGAACCGCGCCCGGTATTCACTGGTTGCTGCCGCCTCAATGCCCTGATATGCGGTAGGGTCGGCATAGCCTTTATCGTTGTAGTAGGGATTATTGCGGGAGTTGAACGTAATCAAATCCTCTTGGATGTTAGTCATGGTCGGGATCCTCCATTCGTGCGCCGCAGTTCGGGCAATACATCATAGACGGGATTTCCGTTTGCGTAACCGTCATACTCGCCCTGCCAGTAGGACGTAGGCTGCAGGGATTCCGGATCGATGGTCGATGCGGCATCAATAGATTCGAGCACTCTTTTGCAGCCCTCAGCATAGAAAAATGATGCTATCTTTCTGGCGCGCATCCCTTTCGGGGCTATTTGAATCGGTAAGGTGCTGTCAAAAGCTTCAAAATTCTCGGCATCAATCAGTCGCATAATCAGCCTCCTCGTCTGTTGGCTCAATAAAAAGGTAATGCTGATCATCAATCGGAACGGATACACCGTCGGGGCAAGTCTCGACATCGCCGTTAGATTCCTCAGAGTAGATAACTTCCGGATCATCTTTGCTCATGGACTTTGCATCCTCGGCGGATTCGGCGGAAACTATAAAAAAGCCGCTGAATGGGACTTTATATAGACATTTCATTTTCGGTAAACCTCATTTCTTTGCTAAAAGTCGTTGCTGAGGGCTGTATTACTCAAATCTTCAAGCCTATTGGCGGCAGTTTCAATGAGACTCGAAAAGGCTGTGACAGGCATACCCATGACGGTGTTACCGATGCGATAGTCATAGCATCCACTTTTCATTTCACGAAGCCTTTGAATAATAACCGTATCAGCATCAAAGCTATAATCGTGGTTGTGAGATTCTTCATGTTCTTCACACTCGGATGCAGAACTAAACTCTTTACCACAAAACTCGCAGGCGTACATCGTGTATTTGTTCATTTCTTGTCAGCCTCCCCACTTTGTTTCTGTGTAGCTGTTGCCAGCACGTCCTGCAGGCGAGGATGTTTGCCGCAGGATTTGCCCTCGGTGCAAAACTGGTATTGCGGGTTGGTTTCACATTGCGGGACCATCATGTTTGCAATATCGGGGGCGATGGGGGCAACGCAGCACTGCATCGCCATAAACAGTGAGCGGATTTCAAACTGTGCCCTACGGCACAGCCGCAAATGGCTAGCCTCAATCAACGCCCGCGCGTTCATAGACACATACAGTTCAGTGGGTGCGCCATTGGGCAGAACCATCCGCGCATCCTCTTTTGCCACGCCATCCTTAATCAAGCGGTCGTAGGCATCCCATGCGTAGTCGTAGGCATCGGCGATTATGCCGTCCTGATCGCTATTGGTGGCCGCGGGAAACACGGGATCAGAGAAACTTTCATCGCAATAGCGCTGGCTGCGCACGGAAAAGCTGAAATGACGATGCCGGGTCAACTGAGCAAGGCAAGCACGGCTGACGCCGGTGACGTGGAACGTGAAATAACTATGCTCGTACACGCTCAGATGCCCAGTTTTGGCACAGGTTTCGGCAATATTAAAGGCGGCAAAATCCGGCTCACTGTCGTAGCACACACTCGCGGCCTGCTCAATAATGCGCATGGGATTGGAGAACATACAGGCGGCGACACTCAACGATTTGTTGATGCCGCACCGTCCGGGGAGAGGGCGGGAACAGGCAATCAGTTCAACGTTCATGGCTCATAGCCTCCTTTTTCGATGCGGGCATTGCCGCCGCTTTAGCATTATCAGGTACGATGTTCAGCAGTTTATCATCGCCGCCCAGCGAGAGAAACCTATTTCGATACCAGTTGGCTTTTGACAATTCCTGCGTTGTGCCGTCTTTCAGACCACAGCGGTATAAGTATTTGTAACGGCTCAACAGGCAAAAATACTGCACGGCGGCGGGGCCGAATTTCTCCTCCATTTCGACAATGCACTCTTTCTGGCCGGGGCGGTTATAATGGTCAGGATGATTCACCATCTCCGGCTCATCGTCATCCTGATGGCTCCCCGATGACGACTGCGTAGCCGCTTTACCTGCTTTCCCGACAGTCATTAGCAGAAAAATGGAGGTGATAAAAACCAAGATCAAAGCGATGATAAATAGCCCTAGAATGACCTTTATGAAGAGCATTAAAATAAACATTATCAAATCCTCCTACTTTCTACTGTTCATCCTCACCATGGGTGTGATCCATATAAATTTTCAGTTCGTCATCTTCTTCCATGTGGGTGGCGGCTTTCCCTGCGCAGACCCCGGCAGTGTAAGCAACAGACAGAAGCACGGCCAGAATGACACTACCGATGATCGAGAGCAGAATATCCATCAGTCATCCCACCTTTCTCCGCGGCTGCAAAAATCATCCGGCGTGTTGCGGCCATACAGCGGGCACTGGACGGTGGCCCAGTAGCGGCACTTTTTGCAACGTAAAATCGGAAAATGGTGCAGAATGATCGCATTCCAGATGCTGCCCAGAAATTGCGATACAGCATATACCAGCGAAACGCCCAGCATAAAAAGCATCGGTGCGACAATGAAAATCATGAAAAGCGCTTTTGCAGCATACAAGCAATTAAATTCAAACACTGACATCCGCCTCACCTCCCAACAGCCGCAATACTTTGCGGATGACGGCACATCCATGCACGGAGCAGTCGTGATCCAGCCCGCAGCCCGAGCAGGCTCTGGGGCGGTACATAACGGTAAGGCGGTGCAGCTGGCGCAATTCGTCCGGCGTCATCCGTTCGGCAGGGATGCACCGGCTGTTTTCCGCATCGAACCGCATTCCGCGGGGCTGGCTTGCGCCCGGAACGGGGCAGTAATTCAAATTCATGGCAAATCTCCTCCTATGGCACGAAAATATCGGGTGATATGGCCTTATCGTCGATGTAGTAGTCAGCACCGATTTTACGCGGGTTGGTGCCATATGCCCGTTTCAATTCATCGGTGTTATCGTTTACTGCATCAAACTCCAGGCCATATCGGCGGCAAAATTCCACCGCGCGGGTCAGCATTTCGCCCTCTCGGCACGTCCACAGGATAACCCTTGCACCGAGGCGGCGGCGTGATATGAGCGTGTTAATCAGGGGTAAATTGGGCGCACCGATTTCAGGGTAGGCGTTTTCGCAAAGGGTGCCGTCAAAGTCAACGGCGTATGTGGTTGGACGGCTCATTTCAGTTTTTGCTCCTCCACGTATGCCGCCTATTGGCCATCTTTTCGTTATAGATGGTGGAGTATTTGCTGTCCCGAATGTCAATCCTCATGGCTGTCAACCTCCCACAGCTTTTCATCGTGTAGCCGTTCATTCCATCGCCGATGCTTGGCAGTCATCGTCCTGCCGACCTCGGCGGGGTCGTACAGTGCGGCAGGCAAAATGCTGATGCACAGTTCCACATCCGCGATTTCCTCTTGCAGATTGGAGACACAATCCGCGTGGGTTTTCGGCGTGGGATTCTCATTGCGCAGCTTGCGGGCCATCTTGAGCGCAGCCTGCGCCAGTTCAGCCGATTCCTCGGCAAGCTGTTCCAGCAGTGCCGCCGTGCCGATCATTTCCAAAACATCATCGGGCATCAGCTTTACCTCCCACAATGTCGGCCAGACTGACAATCTCGCCGGGGCGCAGGTTGCGAAATGCGCATGTCGGCAGCGGGATGGTACGCTGGCCATCGCCCTTAAAATAGCGGTGATTCGGATTGGGATTTCTCTCAATGGGCCAGACAATAGTTTTTGCAAACGGCATCATGGCCTTTGCAAGCGCGATGTCCTGCGCCGTCCAGATTGAGGGTAAATTCCAACCAACAGGGGCGCACCCGCTATTGATGCGGCAGGACTGCCCCTCATCGCCGATGTCAAAAATGCAGTTGGTGCACCCAACGCAATCGGTACAATATTTGGACAGGTAGTCCGCTGCGCGGCGGGCATCATGAGAATTTGTCGTCCTTTCCATGTCCTTATTCCTCCTTTGCCATCAAATCCCTGCCGCACAGCGGGCAGATTTTGCCGTCCACCTTGATGCCGCACACGGGGCATCGCAGGCGCACATTGGTGTTGATTTCGTGGCTGTCGGCCTCGGTGGCTGCGCCCTCAAGGTTTTTCACAGCCTGTGCGTAGTAGCTGTCTTTCAGTTCGACGCCCAGCCCACGACGACCCATGAGTACGGCCTGATAGGGTACAGAGCCGATGCCCGCGAACGGGTCAAGCACGATGTCGCCGGGATTCGTCCACAAATCGATACAGCGCTCGATAACGTCCAACTGCAAGGGGCAGATGTGCTTTTCGTCCTTTTCATCGCGGGCACTCTTGCGTTGCAGGGTGTTGGACTGTCGCACATCCATCCAGACGGGCGAGGCATATTTCTGCCAAACGTCCACCGGGAAAGAATCATGGTCGTGGGGGATAGGCTCAGGGTTTTCACCCGGCTTGCGGAACGTCACGACATAATCAGGCAGACCCTGCCTCGACATCGCCGAATCCTTGCGGATTTGTTTGTGTAGCAAGCCCAGCGCCTTGGTGCGCTGCATCTCCGTGACCGGGTTTTTCCAGATACATACCTCCGAATGAAAGATAAATCCGTACTCGGTCATCTCGCGGATGATGTCGCCGCGAAAATCCTTGATGCCGATAAAACCGTCACGGGATTTCATGGCGGGCAAATTCATGCAGTGGATGGACAC